ATATCGATTCGGATGGTATGGGGATATTCTTACCGAAAGTTGGGGGTTATCACCTATCTTTAGTTGATAATGAAGAATCTGGGGTTTATCGGTAAATAGGGGTTGACGATTGAGTCGAATCACGATATAACAGAATCATCAACAAGACAAACGGAGTCAAGACAATGCAAAATGAATATTCGGTGACAGTATATGATGAATTAAATGGTGGCGTTGACGTATTGACCATTTACGCCAAAACTTTTGATCAAGTGGTTTACAAGGTTGAAAGTGATCCGAATCATGAATATGAAATTATCGATATTGAAAAGGCTAACCCCTTGGACTATTAAGAAACAAGGGGCTACGGCCCCAACCAACCAACCAACGGAGTCAAAAAATGTTACGCTATAACGCCAATTCAACCGACACAACCACAACAAAACGCCCCTATACGCTAACACTTAAGGCCGCCAAAGAGTCGGTTAACATATCCAAGGGCAATTCTAAAATGCCTGGATCTACCTTTGCTCAAGACTCCTTTGCTTGCAAGGTTGGCTCACGCCTAGCCAACGTCAAAGGCTCAGTCTGCGAGTCTTGTTATGCACGAAAGATTCAACGCTTGCGACCGTCCGTCAATCAAGGGTGGTCGGCCAACTATGAAAAGGCGACTCGATTGATTGCGACTAATCCCGACCAATGGATCAAAGCTTGCGTATTCCAGATTCTACGGATTGCCGATAAGACTGGTGAACAATATCACCGTTGGTTCGACTCTGGTGACATTGACTCGGTTGAACAACTTGAAGCGATTGTTCAAGTCTGTCTAGCGACTCCAGACATTGCCCATTGGTTGCCAACCCGTGAATTGGCTATTGTTAAGCAATGGCAAGCACAAGGTGGCGTTATACCGTCCAACTTAGTCATCCGCCTGTCTGCGCCTATGGTTGACATGAAACCAGTTAAAGGGGCCAACACAAGCACCGTACACAAGCAAAACGCCCCTCACGGGTACGCTTGCCCTGCTAGGACACAAGGCAACCAATGCGGCGATTGCAGGGCTTGTTGGGATGCATCCGTTGCTAATGTGTCGTATCCAAAACACTAGACTTTTTTCAGTACTGTTGACTCCCTAACTGGTCGGCCCTAGTGGTCGGCCCTTTTTTGTTTTGGTTAGAATATGTTACCAATACAATGGGGTAGTATTATACCACCGTTATTTAAACAAGGGTTCAATCAAACGATTCCCCTAGTGCTGCCGATTCGCCCTGATAGTCAAGCATTTTTTCTTGTCAAGTCAAATGTTTATACCAAAGTGTGACAAATGCGCAACACATCGGTCATTCCTATGACTAACGACAGTATTCCTATCCCTATGGACTATTGACATGGGACCCTTGGTATTATACACCTACCGATTCGGGTAGTGTGGTTTACCCCTACATCTACAAAACAAGAAAATTAGTTAAGGGTGTGACCAAATGACGCATATACCAAATAGTTGCAAAGTTACAACAAATGGTGACAACATCGGCTACCTTCTTAAGAATCAGCTATAAAGTATCAAAAAAGAATCCTTTGTTATCAACAACATATAAAAAAGTTGTATTTCTTTGGTAGCAAAACCTATCAAAAAGTACATATATATAAGTGAAGACACTAACTTAAGTTACTACATAAGTTTCTCTCTAGTAATTGATACTATCTAGTTTATATACTATAAAGTTATAGTTACTTAAGTTATTACATAAGTATATACATATGTATAGTATGTTCTGTCGTTCTCATTCAACCAAGACACAATCCACCACTCTTAGTTATTGGGACAGGTTTTGCCGATGAGTGGGGACTGCTGAACATATTACTACTAGGTGAATTACCTTCTTACTGTCGTTCTCTTAAAGAAAAGCAGACTTTATGACTATCCCAGCAATCCCATATAGTGAAATTATAGCCAAGAAGGTTAGAGAGGGTATCCGTAATGGGGTATCTGTCAAAGACATTATGGCATCTATCCAGAAGTATCAGAATGCCCCTTCTTCTACAGCTACATTCTATAAGTTGTATGGTCAGGACATAGCTGATGTTAAGTCTGAGATTGTAGGACAAGTAGGTTCTGTCGTTATCCAACAGGCTCTTGACGGTGACTTTAAGGCTGCTGAACTATTCCTACGTAGTAAGGGTGGATGGTCACCTACTTCTACAGTAAACGAACAAGAACTAACAGAAGACCCTGACACTGATGAATCTGCTATTGATTCTCTTATGACCTTACTCGGAAAACAATCTAATGGCTCAACTACAGACGAAGATAACGGCTAGTGTATTACGTGACTTACCTGATGAGGAAGTTGCAAGTCTGTTAAAAGAGTTAGGGCCTAAGAAAGCTGCAGAGCTACAGCATGACTGGGGTTTCTGGGCTAGACCTGAACAGTTAGAGCCAGAAGGTGATTGGAACACTTGGGTTGCTCTTGCTGGTCGTGGTTGGGGAAAGACTAGAGCTGGTGCTGAGTGGGTAAGACATCGTATTCGTTCTGGTGATAAGATTGTACATTGTGTCGCCCCTACTAAAGGTGACGTTAGACGTGTTATGGTTGAGGGTGACAGTGGACTACTTAATGTCTGTTGGGAAGGCGATGAAACGTATCGTGGTAAACACATTGGTTTCCCTGTTTGGTCTCCCACAAACAATAGCTTGACATGGGAGAATGGCGCTAAGGCTGTATTCTTCTCTGCTGAAGACCCTGAACGTCTCCGTGGTCCACAGGCTTACAGTGCATGGTGTGATGAACTTTGTGCTTGGCGTAATGCACAAGACACTTGGGATATGATGATGTTTGGTCTACGTCTAGGTAGACACCCCAAGGTCTTCGTTACAACTACCCCTAAGACAACTAAACTTATCCGTACCATCCTTAGTGATGATAAGACGACAGTAAGTAAAGGTAGTACATATGACAATGCTGCTAACTTGGCTGATACTTTCTTGGATGCTGTACGTAAGACATATGAGGGGACCAGATTAGGTCGCCAAGAACTATATGCTGAGATCCTAGACGAAGCCTCTGGTGCTTTGTGGAATAGAGGGTTATTAGCTAAGTGTGAAATAGATAAAGACGACTTACCACAACTTAATCGTATTGTCGTTGCTATTGACCCTGCTGTTACAGCTAATGCTGAATCTGACATGACAGGTATCATAGTGGCAGGTATTGATGTAAATGGTACAGCATACGTCATAGAAGACCACACAGGACGATATTCACCACAGCAATGGGCAGCTAAGGCAGTAGAGCTTTACCGTGACCACATGGCTGATAGGATCGTCGCTGAGAGAAATCAAGGTGGTGATATGGTACGCCATACACTACACACAGAGGATGAAACAGTTCCTGTAAAGCTCGTACATGCTTCTCGTGGGAAGATGGCACGGGCTGAACCTGTATCTGCACTTTACGAACAAGGTAAGGTAAAGCACATACGAGGGTTAAACGATTTAGAAGATCAGATGGTACAGTGGGAACCTCTAGGGTCCATAGGCTCACCAGACCGTCTTGATGCTTTAGTTTGGGCAATAACGGACCTCTCACTCAACGGATACGCAAAACCACAGTTGAAATTAGCGTACTCCAGTGCCAAAGGTTTAATGTAAGATGGCGAAGAAACTATCAGAAACGGAAGCAACTCAGATTCTTGGGATTGCAGGTGACAATACGCATAACGGTCAAATCCGTGCTGATGAGTTTCTACCAGAGTTACGTGGCAAAAGAGCTATTCGTAAGTACCGTGAGATGCGAGACAACGATAGCACTATTGGTGCTGTAATGTATGCTACAGAGCAAGTATTACGTGATGTAGATATTAAGGTGATGCCAGCTAATGAGACTGAGGAAGCTAAGAGAGAAGCTGAGTTTGTTGAGAGTGTCTTTACTGATATGGACCACACTCTTGACGATCACGTATCTGAAGCTTTGTCGTCGCTTACCTACGGCTTTGCGTGGTTTGAAGTGGTATTCAAGCGTCGGTCAGGTCCTAATTCTCGTTCTGATAAGTCTCGTTCTAAGTTTACTGATGGTCGTATAGGTGTCCGTAAGATTGCTTCTCGTGCGCCTTGGACTATTTCCAAGTTTGATGTAGACCAAAAGACTGGTGATGTCTTGGGTGTCCATCAAGAAGGATCTGGGTTTAACAACACAAGTTATATTCCTACTCGTAAGAGCCTTTACTATCGTACTACTGCTATCAATAATGACCCATCAGGTCGTTCTATTTTAAGAAACGCATACACATCTTACGAGTACCTTAACAATCTACAAAGCATTGAAGCTATCGCAGTTGAACGTGAGTTGGCAGGTATCCCTGTTGCTCGTATTCCTGCAGAGTATCTCTCTCCTGATGCCACTGCAGGACAAGCTGGCTTTGTTGCAAATCTGCAGCAGATCCTTCGTGACGTTAAGTTCAACGAACAAGGTTACATTGTCCTGCCTTCCGACACCTATCCCGATAAGGATGGAAGTCCTACCAACCAACGATTAGTTGATGTAGAGCTTATGGCGTCAAATGGTAAGCGTAACATTGAGATTGACCCTATTGTAAAACGGTATCAGCATGACATTGCCCGTTCCGTTCTATCTGAGTTTCTTATGCTTGGTGGTGGCAACACTGGCTCTTATGCCCTTTCCAAGTCTAAGACAGACCTGTTCCTCCGTGCCTTAGAGAGTTACATTCAAGCTATCGTCGATGTCCTGAACAAACAGCTTGTTGAACGTCTTTGGGAGTTGAACGGTCTGAACTACGACCTTATGCCGACTATTATTGCAGGTGATGTTGCACCACACGATCTACGTGAGATTGCAGCCTTCCTACGCAACTTGAATGGCGCTAACATTGATGTGTCGTCTCACCCAGAGGTTATTCAAGACCTTATGGATATTGCTGAACTTCGTTACGACCAAGACGTAGCAGAACCACAAGAAAAATCACAGGAAGAAGAAGACGATGGCAACCCTAGCTAATGCCGTATTTGACAACGGCCTATCCACACTGACAACAAACGGTACACGTATTGACATTTGCTCTACAGAACCCACTACCTATGCAGAGGCTACCTCTACTTACACACTAGGTACTGACACTATCTCAGTAGGATCTCCTGCAGATCGCACAGGTGGTGGACGTCAGGTTACTGTGGGTGCTGTGTCTGATGCAAGCGTTACAGGTACTGGTACTGCAGCCTTCTACGCAATTACCAATGGTACAGACACTTTGTATGTGACTGGTGATTTAACTACCTCTCAGTCAGTAACGTCAGGTAACACTTTCTCACTAGGGTCATTTACTATCGGTATCCCTGACCCAGCCTAAGGGGTTAGGATATGTCTAGCAGGATACTAAAAGAGAGTAGTGAGTTACTCCTTACCGAAGCTAGTGAGCCAATTATCAATGACAACTTCATTGCTACAAATGGTATCACTACAGGGTCTCCTACAGTTAGCACAACGGGGATCACACAAGATCACAACTCTGCTCCTGCTAACCTAAACACTGGCTCACCTACTCTAGCTACAACAGGTGTTACACAAGATCATAACTCAGGTGTTTCTAATGTAAACACAGGTTCTCCTGAAGTTAACACAACAGGTGTTACACAAGATCATAACTCAGGTGTTTCTAGTGTAAACACAGGTTCTCCTGAAGTTAACACAACAGGTGTTACACAAGATCATAACTCAGGTGTTTCTAGTGTAAACACAGGTTCTCCTGTAGTTAACACAACAGGTATTACACAAGATCATAACTCAGGTGTTTCTAATGTAAACACAGGTTCTCCTGAAGTTAACACAACAGGTGTTACACAAGACCACAACGTAGCTGCCACGAGTGTCCAAACTAGCAACCCTGTTACACAGACTACTGAAGTTACACAAGCGCACAGCTTAACACTGACAGCTATTGTATCTGGTTCGGTAGTTGTTTCAAGTACAGGTCTTATTCAGACCCACGGGTTCCAAGCTAACGACATCACAACAGGTTCTGCAGAGGTTCCTAGTGTCACAGCTACAGAGGCAGAGAACTTCGGTGTTACTGCTCTGGTTACTGGGATACCTGATGTAGAGCAAGCTGCAGTTACACAAGCCCATAGCTTATCTGCAAGCAATATAACCACACCTTTCCCTGACGTGGAGAGTGCAGACGACCCTAACTACATTGTCGTACAAGAGATTAAGGAAATAGAGCAAATGTTTGGTGGATGGCAAAGACGTACATATGAAGTACCTGATGGTCGTCTTGTACAAGCTGAACGTGAGATCCAGTCTCTTACAGGCGATGTAGTTTCTATAGACAAGAAAGCCAAGTCTCTTATTAAGTTTGGTAAGTCTGCAGAGCTTACAGCTAACACACTAGAGACTGTATGGACCGTTGGTGGTAATGAGAGTTACGCCACTGACAACACTATTGAGTACATCTCAAGTTCTTCTGCCTCAGATACCCAGACGATTAAACTAGAGTGTCATACAGTTACGGGTACAGGTGCAGATTCTAAGTTTACTTTCTTGGTGCAAGAGGTAACTCTCAATGGTCAAACTCCTGTAGCTCTAGATACCCCCGTAGCTCGTGTGTCACATGCCTACAACTCTAATGGTACAGAGATTGTCGGTCGTATAACAGTGTATGAAAACGCCTCTGTTGTTGGTGGTGTACCTTCAGATGCAACTAAGATCCACATCGACATACCCCAAGGTTTACAAGGCTCTTTCAAAGGGGCAACTACCTTCTCTGATGCTGATTACTACGTACTAACTGGTGGATTTGGCTCTGTCAGTAAGAAACAAGATGCTGCAGTAGACTTTTACTTGGAAGTAAGAGAGGTCGGTGGAGTGTTTATTCAACGTGCTGCAATTAGTGCATCTACAGGCGGTCCTTGGGACATCGACTTAGATCCTGCAGTTATCATACCCAAGAATGCTGATGTACGTATCACTGCAGAAACTGGCTCTAATGGTGCTGTCGTGTTCGGGGTATTTAAAGGTTATTTAGCAAAGGTCACTAACTAATGTCCAAGACTGGTCTCAAGAACAAGATGGAAGCTCACAACAAGAAGTCCAAGCATAAGGTAACTATGCGGATGCTTCAAGCTGTGTATGACCGTGGTGTTGGTGCTTACCGTACAAACCCCTCAAGTGTTCGTCCTAACGTCAAGTCTCCTGAGCAATGGGCTATGGCCCGTGTTAATAGTTTTCTCCGTATTGTGTCTGGGTCTAAGTCAGCTAACCACGACAAAGATTTGCTTCCTGCTTCACACCCGTCAAGCTCTAAGAAAGCCCTAGCTAAAGCTCAATATGCTAACGATGTCTTCACAACAGAGATGGAAGCTCGTAGCCGTTCTATGGACATGGGTTGTGGTGGTGCTATCCACGTACATGAGTATGACGGACAGGCCGTTTATATGCCCTGTGGGACGCATGAAGAGTACCTAGACTACTACCGTACCGAAGAGGTAGAAGAAGACCCCTCAGTGGACCGCTTAGAGGCTCTCAGGGTCATTGTACAAGAGATTATGAAAGAAGAGTTTGCCAAGGCTGAATACCAAGGTGAAAAAGTAACTTTAAACAAGCCCCGTCGTATTCAAGGTGGCAACAAAAAGTTTGAAGTGTTCGTTATGGATGGCGACAAGGTTAAGCGAGTTACCTTCGGAGATCCTAACATGGAAATCCGTCGTGATGACCCTAAAGCCCGTGCTAACTTCCGCTCTCGCCATTCATGTGATTCCAAGAAGGATAAGACAACCGCAGGGTATTGGTCTTGTCGTATGTGGGAAGGAGGCACTTC